GTACCCTCTAGCCATCACTGCCTCTCATATTAAATTCATCAAATAACTTGTAACAAGCCTCATCTAGGTCTTTGATATCAGATAACATAAGGTCATTGATATCTCTTATGCTAATCATAGCGGTGTTTATAGCGTTGTAAGCATCGTGAACCGCTTGCAGCTGTCCGACAGTCATAGCTCCCATAGCTTTTTGTTTCTCTGCGATCTCTTTATCTCGCTTTATTTCCCATTCTTCTTTTTTATTAGTCATTTTTTTCTCCTATATAAGTTTGGTGTGGAGTGTCTTGAGGTTACGTCACTAAGATAAATGCTGAGATCTACCACAGTCCTGAACGAGCTAAACACTCCACGAATCCAGGTATACGATTTATCTTATACGCTTGTCAATAAAAAAAAGCTCCGAGGAAACATGGAGGACACGAAACTCGGAGCTTTATCACATTTTATATAGGATAAGAGCAAATGAAAAAGGGTACTTACTCTTAAATTTGTTATCGCATATATTTATATACGCTGTCAAACTTATTTTTTACCTATACTTCTCAAACTCTCCATAACTTTGTCTATATCAGGCTCCGTGCCGTTTGGATCATAGACACATTTGTACTTTTTCGGGCACCAGCTTTCAATTAACATTGTAAATGTTTTATTGCCGCCTTGATAGATACAAGCTCTTTTATCTGTATATTTTGATGTGATTCGCTTTTTCAAACGGCAAGTTGTATACTTTTTCTCTGTAATTTTGCCTTGCCAAACCTTTTGTTTATAAGTGTAATCCTTTGGCGCATTGTACATTTTACCATCAGCTCGTGCTTTTTTTACCCAAATACCAGCTACCAGCACAGCAAAACCTCCTATTATAGCCACTACAATTAACCAAGTAATTATTTCTCCTATCTGCCGTCTGAGCTGTTGTTGTTTATAAATAGTTTCTTGCCGTTGTTTTCTGATTTGCCCTTCCATCTTCAGCAAATCGTCGTAAGCTTGTGGGCCATAAGTAAAGTTTAAAAACATCTTCAGCTCGTACCGTTGCTCTTCCAGCTTCTTTTTAGCCGCGTAAGCCGCGAGAGCTGCCTCTTCGATAGATCCGGCCTTGAATAACTTACCAAATAGGGGAGGGTTTTTGGCTTGCTTTTCCGCATTATCTATATCAGACACAGCTCCCATCCAACGTCCGACGTCTGAAGCCATTGATTCAATATCTTTAGCTGCGGCAAATCCTTGCTTGATTGCATTAAAAGCGCTATTAGCCACGCTCATAGCTGCGGTAATTGTCAACGGGTCCATACTTTATTGTAACACACTTTTAAAAAAAAATAAAAGTCAAGACTGTTATTATAAAAAAAGTTATTTATAGTTATAAGTTATGACCAATCAAACATTTAGGGGTAGACCAGTGACAATATGTTGTACTTGTGGCGGAAAAAAATACGCATCGACCTGTAAATGTCACAAAATTAACCATAGACCGATGAAAAAAGGAGGCAAAAAATGGATTTACCAAACAGAAGACCATGTGTCACGACTGACGTTGGAGAAGGACTAGCCGTTAGCGTATCTTACCACCCAGAAACTAACGAGGCTGTTGAGGTATTTGTATCTAGTAGGGGTAAAAAGGCGTCTGACGGGCCCATGTCAGATGCATTATATAATTTAGGCGTTCAGGTATCGAGTATTATACAAAACAAAGCACGATGATATGTAAAAAGAACAATTCAATCATTATTGGCTCGTTCTTTTAAGTTGAGCGTCAACGAACTCTTCAACTCTCTGCTGCTCTTCAGATTTATACTGTGAATATATGTATCTGAGCTGGCCACCTATTGTCCGGCCTTCTTTTTTAGCAGATTGCTTGATCTTTTCGTAGACATCTATCGGTACAAGAACACTTTTCCATTTGGTTGTATCCATAATTATCTCCTTTTGTAGGATATTATGCGATTTTATATGATATTTCAAGAAAAAGCTTGTATTTTAAGGATTTATTTCGTATATTTTACTTATGTCTAGTATTGCTTTATAGCATTTAAGGGCTCAGGTTTATTCCTGAGCCTTTTTTCTTTTACGGTAGGCGCCGTACTCAGCTTTTACACCGCTCGGACTGATAATCTCGCTTCTTTTGTGCGAGTTCAGGGCATTTACATAAAAATTATAGTACGGAACTGGTATATGACGCTCATAATCCTTCTCGTTTACGGCTATTGGACAGTCTTCAAATCGTTCTTCACTCATCAGCACCCCCAATGCGAGTTACTGGGGGTGCTTCTAAGGAGGAACTACTTTTAGTTTCGCCCCACGAAGGCCCCACTTCTATGTCCACCTTACTAGGGACACTTAATGGTACGGCACTTTCCATGATCGATGCAACCATTTTTATTTTTTCTTGGCTGTTTGATGAAAAAGCCACCTCATCATGTATCTGTATCAACGGAATGATGCCTTTTTCGTGTATGTTGACCATAGCTTGCTTGGTCATATCAGCCGCTGAGGCTTGTATCAGCCGGTTCAGCGCCTTGTATGTGTACGCTCGCTTCAGTTTTGTAGTCGGACCATACTCATTTACAGCTTCTTTGTACGGTAGCGCCTTGTTTAGAGCAAAACTATCGGGTTCCCAGAGATTAAATCTGCACTTTCTGCCCAAAATAGAGCGTATTGACCCTGAACTTTCGCGTCCATTGAGCTTATTCATCACGCCATTCATCAAAAACTTAACGAATGGTACGCGCTCATGGTACTGCTTGATAAGATCTTTGGCTTCATCGACGCCTATATCGAGCTGATCGGACAGTTTATTGACGCCCATACCGTAAATCAGGCCCAGATTGATAGTCTTGGCTTGCTTTCTTGGTATCTTTGCCATCTCTGCAACCATCGTATGGAAATCCATATCGGGATTTGTGACATAGCCTTGGACAAATTCGTTAACTGACTTGAGCTCATTACCTAATGATCGGCCGTAAGCGTTGGCATAATGCACCAAGATCCGTGGTTCTTGTTGCGAGTAGTCTAAACTACACCACTTTTCGCCCTCTTCAGGTAGAAACAGTGAGCGAATCATCGGACCAAGCTGTGGATCACGGGCCGGTATCTGCTGTAAGTTAGGGTGGTTCATGCTGATTCGCCCTGATACTGTGCCTCCATCATCGGATCTAATCTGATTTATGTGCCCGTGTATGCGCCCTTGAGGCGTGGTGTACTTCATAATCGTGCTGATGAATGTCCCGTGGGTCTTGTTTAGCTCACGACAGCGCAAGATCAGCTTGGGTAGCTCGTGTGTATGCTCGGATAAAAATGCTTTGGTAAAGCTCGGTGCGCCCTTGTCAGTCTTAGGGTAGGGCAAGCTTACACTATCAAAGGCTTTGGCAAGCGAAGCGGCGGCCCATATCTCGACGTTTTCGTTAGTAAGGTCTTTGATCTGCTTGTATACATTCTTTTCTTCCTTGAGCAGATAATCTCTGGTGCGCTCAACGCGGTCTGTATCTACACGAACACCGCGCCATGTCATATCAATCAGGACCGGCAAGACTTTCAGCTCCAGATC